TGAATACTTCTATGGTAAACCTCAGCAAAGAGTTGATGTTACTTCTAATGCTGAAAGTATTAATATGCCTTTAATAAACTTTGTAGATTCTGAATCTGAAGAATAAATATAAAGCACTATTTTCTTCTGATGCTAGATACTTCATAATAACAGGAGGTAGAGGATCAGGTAAATCTTTTGCAGTTACAGTATTTTTAACTTTACTCACAATGACAAAAGGCATAAGAGTTTTGTTTACAAGATATACTATGGTATCAGCACATCTATCTATTATACCTGAATTTTTAGAAAAAATAACACTACTTGGTTATGAAAAAATATTTAGTGTAAATAAAGCTGAGGTTCTAAATTTAGGAAATAAATCAGATATACTATTTAGAGGTATCAAGACATCAGCAGGAAATCAAACAGCAAGTTTAAAATCTTTACAAGGAATAAGTTGTTGGGTACTTGATGAAGCTGAAGAATTAATTGATGAAGATATATTTGATACTATTGATTTAAGTATTAGAGAGAAAGATGTACAGAATAGAATAATACTTATCCTGAATCCTGTTACTAAAGAGCATTGGATATATAATAGATTTTTTCAAGACAAAGGGGTACAAGCAGGTTTTAATGGTGTTAGAGGCAATGTATGCTATATACACAGTACATACCTAGACAACATAGAAAATCTCTCTAAGAGCTTCTTAGAACGTATTAAGACTATAAAGCATAGAAACTTTAAAAAGTATCATCATAAGATTATGGGGGGTTGGCTAGATAAAGCAGAAGGTGTTGTATTTGAGAATTGGAGTATAGGAGAATTTAATCCTGATGGATTGCAAACATCTTGCGGTATGGACTTTGGATTTAGTATTGATCCTGATAGTTTAACAGAAGTAGCTATTGATAAAAAGCAAAAGAAGATATATTTAAAAGAGCATATCTATAAGAACGGATTGAAATCACATGATTTAGCACAATTGGTATTAGACAAAGTAGGCAATAAACTTATCATAGCAGATAGTGCAGAACCAAGATTAATAGCTGACCTTAGACATTTAGGAGTTAATATAAGAGCAGTTAAAAAAGGAACTATTGAAAGTGGTATAACAAGAATGCAAGACTATGAGTTAATTATAACTCCTGAATCAACTAATATTGCTAAAGAATTAAATAATTATGTTTATGCAGATAAAGGTTCTAAACTTTATGTAGATGCTTATAATCACAGTATTGATGGAATACGCTATAATGTTATTTATCATTTAGACAATCTAAACTATGGGAAATATTTTGTTCAATAAAAAAAGGGGCTGTCCTAAGACAAACCCCCTCAAGTATATGAAAACATGCAAATATAACACTTTAAACTAAATATGAACTTTTTCTATTATATAATATCAGAATACTATGAAAGTAAAAATTAAGAAGCAAGGAAAGACTAAGGAGTACAATTTAATAAGTAAGTGGTCAGATGTAACACTAGAGAAATGGATAAAACTTGTTGAATTAGAAACAGGCAGTAAGTCAAGTGAAGCATTAGAAACTATAACAGCTTTATCTGATATACCTAAGCAAATAGTAAAAGAATTAGGAATACAAGATGTAGCAGTTATAATGAGTAAGATAGCAAAGTTACAAAAGAAGCAAAACAGTTCTTTAAAAAGAATAATAAAAGTAGATGGCAAAGAGTATGGGTTTCATCCTGACTTAGAATCAATTACTCTTGGAGAATATGCATAATAAATATACTATTGAAGCATATGATGGCAATATAACTATTAGAGCAGAAGAAATGAAAAAGATGTCAGCAGAACAAGTGCAGTCAAGCCTTTTTTTTTTCTACAATTTAGGGAGAGAGTTGTCAAAGATTTTGCCATTATATTTAATGGAGCGCCTGAACAAGATGGAGAACAATTTGCATCAGAAAGTTTCGCAGAAAAATGGGGTTGGTTCGGAGTAATGTATAGATTGACAAACGGAGAAATAGTAAACTTAGAGAGAATAACAAAACTTGAATTATTAGAATGCCTAACATGGTTAAGTTATGAAACAGATTTAAACTCACAAAACAAAGTACAAAGAAATGTCCATAAGAAATAAAACATATAACAACTTGATTGACACCTTAAAAGCATTAGGTGCTAATCATCATCAAATTAGTACAACTACAACAGGAGATATATTTTCAATTGACCTTGAAAAGAACACTAAATATCCTTTAATGCACATAAACCCTGTAAATGTAACAACAGGTAGAGTTGGACTTACTTATAACTTTCAGATATTCATAATGGACATGGTAGATACAGATGATGCTAATGAGCAAGATGTATATAATGATGTATTGCAAACTTGCATAGATATAATATCAATTTTTAGAAATAGTAAATGGCAATCACAATTAGAATTAGATATAAATGCTCCTGTGTATTTTACAGAAGGGGAATATACTTTAGAACCATTTACTGAGAGATTTGACCAAGCAGTAACAGGATGGGTGTTTCAACTTGCAATAGTAGTAGCTAATGACTTTCAGTCTTGCGACATACCTATGGCAGATACTTATATAGGACAATAATGAAATTTAAAATAGGAAAATATAAAGTGGAAATAGGGTTTTTTAAAATAACAATTACTTTATGAAAGAGATATTTGAATTAATAGAAAGTTACGGAATAACTTTAGTATTACTTGTAGGTTCTTTTTATGCTTTGTATCAGTTCTTTTTTTTTAGTATTAGAGAGGTAAAGAAAACATTTGAAAAGCACCATGAAAAGAATGCAGATAATATGCAAGAAGTAAAAGATAAAATAAATAAGATTTTAGAATTAATAAAAGATAAAAAATAAAATTATGGCAGATTTAGTAACGACAATTACAGAAACAGTAACCTTAAATGGTAGTTTAAGAGGTTCTAGTAATGTATTAACAACAACAGGAATAGTAGATGTATTTGAAAGAATATTAACTTGTACTCATTCTCAAACAACAACAGTAGCAGTATTTAATTCAACTCCTTATGGAGCTGATGGAGCTTTAGATGTTGAGAACTGTAAGTATTTACGCATCACAAATTTAAGTGCAGATCAAGATATGAAAGTTGCTTTTGTAACAGCAAATACCAACTATCAAGTAACTGTGAGAGCAGGAGGTTCTCATATCTTATTCCAAGCAGAAGAGGCACTTATAGGTGAAGAAGATGCGTCACCTGCTTTTCCTACGTTAGAAGATTTGGTAACTGTTGAAGTAAGACCTTCAGCTACAACTGATGTTCAAGTAGAATTGTTTGCAGGACTTGTTTAATGAAAGAAGTAGAAGCATATCTAAATAGTTTTGGAAAGTATGTAGTTAAACAAGCTAGAACTAATTTAACTAAAGCTAAAAAGAATGTTAATAAGAAGTTGTATAATTCTATTAAGTTTAAAGTAGTTGAAGATGGAGATAGTATTGTATTACAATTTTATATGCTAGATTACGGAACTTTTGTAGATAAAGGTGTTTCAGGAAATAAACAAATACAGCAATACACAACTTGGGATGGTAGAACAGTAGAAAGTCCTTTTAAATATAAATCAAAACAGCCACCTGCTGACATATTATCTAAATGGATTAGTGCAAGAAGATTAAAAGGTAGAGATAGTGAATCAGGTAGATTTATAACTAATAAATCATTTGCTTTTCTGATAGCTAGAAAAATTAAAAGAGATGGTATAAAGTCCTTAGCATTTTTTCAAAGACCTTTAGGACTTGGAATAGAAAGATTTGGTAAAGACTTATTAAAAGCAGTAAAAGAAGATATAATTAATACTTTAAATATAACAACAGTAAATTAATGGCAACAACAATAACACAAAAACCTGAATTTAACGTATTGCCTGTTGGGCAAGAAATAATGTTTGCAGTTGAAAATACTAATATAGTAAGCAATAAAATAAGAGTAAAATTTGTAGCAGAAGTACATATAAGTGACAGCACAATTCCTGTTACTGCTTCAAGTGCTGATGTAATAGGTACTTTTAAAACAACACATAATAATGTAGGTGTAGGAATGTTTGATTTAAGTTCTATTGTTCAAAGTTATGTTACAACAGACAATCTAGCAACAACAGGAAGTCAATATAAAGGAATGAGTACAACATTAACTACACAACACCCTGTACACTTGATTGATAAGTTTACTAAAAATGCTAATGCTATTAGGTATCTTGTTATTCAATTTTCTGTTGAATATTATGATGATGATGATACTTCTTCTACATATAATCAAATAGTTAGAACAGATTTTGTTAATAGTGACTTATACACTTTGTTTAATGGCTACCTAACATATAGCGACCAATTAGAATGGAGTAATACAGGTTTTGGTTATGATATTTCTAGGTTTCAAATTCAAAATCCAACAACAGGACAATTTTTAAGTAATGCTCCATTAACACAATATGCAACAGCAGATGATTATGGTACTTTCGCTTATTTAACTAAAATTGGAGCAGGTTCTACTGTAAATGGATATGTAGGAGAAATAAGAATGCAATGTTATGATAGTGTAGGAGGATTGTTAGGTTCTTCTATTAATGTAACAATGAATGGTCCAAATGGTGGTTATGGAGTTTATAGTGCTAACATAAGAAATGAATTATTATACTTTGGTTGTTTTCCTGCTAATCTTAGAAATTGGAGTACAATATTTCAAACACAATATGCAACAGGAAATCTAGATCATTATGATGTTAGATGTTATACAGCAGGTGGTACTGCAATTTATCTACTCAAGGGAGTACATATACTCAGTTAGGAGGTACTTGGAATGAAAGTCAATATAGAGTGCATGGATATAAAGGAGGTCAAAAGTCATTTAGAGTAAATGCAAAAGAACGTATAACAATGAACACAGATTTTGTTACAGAATCAGAATCAGAATGGTTCGAAGAATTAATTAACAGTCCTGAAGTTTATTTATTAGAAGGTTATCAAACAGACTTAATAAATCCTGTTTTAAATAACTATGTAACACCTGTTAGGTTAACTACATCAAGTTACATAAGAAAAACTATTGCAAATGATAAATTAATGCAATATACATTTGAAGTTGAAAAGAGTAAAACACTAAGAACACAAGCAGTATAATGTCAGTACAATTAATAGTATATCCGCAAAGTTATAATGGACAAGTTAATGTAGTATCAGGGAGTCCTACACAAAAAATAGTAAATGGTGTAAATTTTAGTAGTATTAATGGTTCATCTTCTCATAGTAGCCTTGAGCCTGTTAATAATGTATTATATGAGAATATTCTAGCAGCAGCACCTCCTGTTATTAATACATGGTATAGGTTTAGAACTCTTGCATCAGGAATACCTCAACTACCTACTCAAAGTGGAGGTAATTTAGTTTTATATGCTACAACTACTAATACTGCTAGTGGTGTATATCAAAAATTATCTAACCTTATAGCGGGTGCTCCTTATTCTATTGCTTTTCCTTATTCAAATGCTACATCAGGAACTTTTAAAGTTACCGTATTTGCAAGTTGGCAAGGACAATTAACAACTTTATATCAGTTTACAGAAACTATATCAGCATCATCAGGATTTT